AGGAGTTGGGCATGACGCCCGCAGCACGCAAGCGCATTGAGGTAGACGTGGAGATTGACGACGAGCTTGAGCAGCTGCTGACATTCAAAAATGCTTGAAGGTGAAGGCCACCAGTATGCGCTCGACGTGGTGCATGGCAAGCTGGTCGCCAGCAAGTACACGCGCAAAGCGTGCGAGCGTTATCTCACGGACCTCGACACTGCCGAGGAGCGCGGCCTAGAGTTTAGGCCACAGGTAGCGCAGGCATACATCACCTTTTTTCAGCGAGCCATCAGGCACACCGTAGGCGAATGGGACGGCAAACCTTTTGACCCACTTCCGTGGCAGAAGTTTATCTTGTGGAATCTTTACGGATGGTTCCGTGAGGACGGTACACGAAGATTCAATTATGCTTATATCACGGTTGCTCGCAAGAATGGTAAGACGACTCTCATGGCGGGCGCTGCGCTCGCTGCTTTATTCTTTGATCAAGAAAAAGCTGCTGAGGTTTATTTTGCAGCAACTAAAAAAGACCAAGCTAAGATTGGATTTGATGAAGCGCAGCGCATGGTCACCATTTCGCCACCGCTCAGAAAGCACCTCAAAGCAGGCAAGCACGACATCAAGGCGCCGACGCTTTCGGCGCGGTGCACGTACCTCAGCTCAGAGCGCGACACGCTCGACGGACTGAACGTCCACTTTGCAGGCATCGACGAGTACCACGCACACCAGACCGACGGCGTGGCCAACGTTTTGCGGTCAGGTATGCAGGCGCGTCGCAACCCTTTGCACCTTACAATCACCACGGCTGGCTTCAATCGTGAGTCGCCATGTTACGAGCTGCAAAAGACGTGCAAGGAAATACTGGACGGCATCAAGCACGATGACGCGCAGTTTGCTGTCATTTACGAACTGGACGACGACGACGATTGGACCGACTCCAGTACATGGATCAAGGCGAACCCGTCACTAGGTACAGCGCTGCGTGGCCAGCTGCTCGACAGCCAGCTGCAGCAAGCCATCAACTTAGGCGGCTCGCGTGAGGTAGAGTTTAAGACGAAGCACCTGAACAAATGGGTCACCGCCAGCAAGACGTGGATTCAAGACGAGGTGTGGATGCGCAACAAGCGCGACGCCAAACTTGACGGCCTCAAATGTTGGGGCGGCCTTGACCTTGCCAGCGTGAGCGACATGACTGCGCTGGTCATGTGTTACCCAGAAGATGGCGGCTATCACGTGCGCGGCCACTACTTCCTGCCTGCCGATACGGTGCACCAAGTGCTCGACCGTGACCCAAGTCACATATACCGCACCTTTCTTGACCTGCCAAACGTACACCTGACTGACGGCAATGTGACCGACTACGCTAGCATTCGCCGAAAGGTCAGCGGCGTGATGAACAAACCAGAGGGGCAGGTGGTTGAGGAGTTGAGCCTGATGCACACGTACAACGTGCAAAAGATTGCATTTGACAGATACAACAGCACGCAGATCGCCATCGACTTAGTTGACGACGGTGTGCCGCTGGTCCCATTTGGTCAGGGCTTTGTTTCCATGAGTTCACCGACCAAGCAGCTGGAGGTACTTGTGAGAACGGGCAAGTTGTGGCACGACGGCGATCCTGTACTGCGTTGGGCGCTTGGCAACGTCGAGCTGAAGATGGACCCAGCGGGCAACATCAAAGCAGACAAACAAAAGAGCGGCGGGAAGATTGACCCAATCGTGGCCATGATTATGGGCATCGGCGAACACATGAAAAGCCCAGCAGAAGACGAGGGCTATTTTGAGATTATCAACCTTTCGTAACTTGCGGCCAATGGCTAACTGGTTTCAACGAATTTTCCAGCGTGACGGGTACCAAGTAGCGTACACAGGTCACCATTCTTTCGCATCGCATTTGCGAGGTATCAGCACGCGGGCGGGCGCCTACGTAGACACCGAGTCAGCCATGGGATTGTCTACGGTGTACGCATGTGTTCAGCGCATCAGCAGCACGATCGCGCAGCTGCACCTCGACGTCATGCGCCGCACCGAGAATGGCGTGCAGGTCAGCGTAGGCCACACCATACAGGACCTCATCAGCGTAGAGGCAGAAGAAGGCTACACGGCTTACGACTTCTGGCAGACCTACGTGGCGAACATCCTGATCTACGGCAAGGCGTATGCCATCATCAAGCGCCTGCCCAATGGCGACCCGTATGAGCTTTGCCTTGTCAACCCAAAGTCGGTCAAAGAAAAGATGGTTGACGATGAGGTTATGTACGAGGTCAAGGACCGTGGCGTTTACATGCACGCCGACATGTTGCGCGTCTGCAACCTGTACGGACAAAGCCCGATTGAATTACACCGAGAAATGCTCGGACTGGCGAAGGCAGCGCAGGACTTTGCTGCTGAGTTCTTTGGTAGCTCAGGAAATATGACGGGTATCTTGTCCAGCAATGAGCCGCTAAAGAAAGAGCAGATTGACATCATCAAAGACAGCTGGAATAACAGCGGTGACCAGCTGGGCACCAAGCTGCTGCCGTTTGGCTTTCGATACGACCGCATCGCAGTTGATCCAGAGAACGCCAGCCTGACGGAGCAGCGCGACTTTCTCAATCAGGAGATATGCCGAATCTTTGGCGTACCGCCGAGCCTCGTGGGTGTGCAGTCCAATGTGACGTACAGCAACACGGAGCAGCAGGCTATCCAGTTTGCCAAGTACACCATCGTACCATGGACTCGGCAGATAGAGCAGGAGATGAACTGCAAGCTCATCGCACCTGACGAGCGCCTCACACACTTTACGCGCTTCGACCTTGCAGACCTTTTGCGAGGCGACAGCGTAAGCCGCGCCCAGTATTACGACACGCTTGTCAAGGCGGGCATCATGAGCATTAACGAAGCACGCCGCACGGAGGACATGAACAGCGTACAAGGTGGCGACGCGCACATGGTCCAAGTCAATCAAATTGCGCTCGACAAGCTCGACGAGTACAGCACTAAATTGAGTAGTAATGGAGAATAAAGAGAACGCGCAAGTTGAAGAACTGCGCAACAAATACGGCGAGAACGTCGAGCTGCGGACCGCAGAGGTGCGAGCCGCTGGCGACGACTCGCTGGTCATTGAGGGCTATGCTGCAAACTTTGAGCAGCGCACGGACCTCGGATATTTTAAGGAAGAAATTGCACGCGGCGCCTTTGATGACGTCATGGAGGACGACGTGCGGTTGCTGCTAAACCATGAAGGTGCACCGATGGCACGCACCACGAACGGCACGCTGGAACTAAGCATTGACGACACGGGCCTCAAGTACCGTGCAGCTTTGGCCGACACGCAAGACGGGCGCGACCTGTACAAGCTGATCAAGCGCGGCGACATCTCGCAGTCATCCTTTGCTTTTACCATCGCCGAACAGGAGTGGAGCGAGGACCGCAGCACACGGACCGTGACGAAGATGGCGCGACTGCTCGACGTGTCGCCAGTGACTTACCCAGCGTACCCAACCACGACGGTGGCAGCGCGGCAGATGGCAGAGGTTAAGCCTGAGCCAGTAGAAGAAGTACAAACGAAATCGGAGGCGCAACCTGAAAAGCAGGAAGTGCGTACCTTTGAGCAAACAGCGGAGAGTAAGCCCGCAAAACAAATAAAGATTATGAATTTTCGCAACTCAAATGATGCGGCCCGCTACATCTCTCAGCTGGAGGACAAGTTGGCCAACATCAACGCCCTCGCAGAAACCGAGGAGCGCGCGTTGACTTCTGAAGAATTGGAAGAGACGCAAGACATCCACGCAAAGCTCGAAGCAGCTGAACAGCAGCGCGACGGCTTGGCAAAAAACGAACAGCGCCTCAAGGCCCGTGCGGTTGCACAAGATGCCGTTGTACGAAGCGACAAGGAGGCAATCAAGGCTAACGCTAAGTTTGACTTTGGTAAGGCTTTGCGCGAAGCTGCACAAGGCGGCGTAACTGGCCTTGAGAAGGAGGTGATGCAGGAAGCACGCAAGGAAGCCAGCGCTTTGGGCCTCGGCTTGCGCGGCGACTTCAGCATTCCACAGTCAATGCTCATTGAAGCTCGTAACGTATACGGTGTTGACGCTTCAGGCACACCTGACAGCGGCGTAACAACTGTAGCCACTGAGGTGACTGAGTTGGTTGGCGCTTTGCGTTCTAACTCTTTGCTTGCAGCTACTGGAGCCACTCAGCTCAACGGTTTTGTTGGTGACATCAAGATGCCATCGTTGCCAACTGATGCAGCGCAAGAGCCTGCAGAAGGTGACGCACCTGCATACGTGAGCGGCGCCATGGGTGCACAGACATTGTCGCCACAGCGCATTGCGCAGCAGATGATCGTGACCAAGGAAGCAATCAACCAAACGAACGGCAACATGGCCGCTGTGATTGCTGCTGACTTTGGCCGATCTATTGCTAACGTGCAAGACAAGATTGCACTCAATAGCATTAGCGGTGTTGGTGGTGCAACTGCTTTGGCAGGTGGTACTGGTCAAATCGTTTTAGCTACTGAGACAGGCACGAATGACTTGGCTGCAACTGATGCTGAGGACATCCGCGACTTGTGGGCAGCCATCACGGCAAACGGTGCAGAGAACAACACTGCATTCGTTTTCCACCCAACCACATACGCACACCTCTTAGGTCAGTCAAATGTGAGCAGCGTATCGCCATTGATTGAGAACGGTTCTATCTTTGGCTACAACGTGTTGAACAGCGGTTCTGTACCAGTACAGGATTTGTCTGCTGTATACGGCGGTTCTTTGATTGAGGGCGCCGCTGCCGCCGTAGCGGCTGACGGTTTGACTGCTGTGTACTTTGGTTACTACGGAGATTGGACTGACATGTTCTACGCTAACTGGGGCGGCCTCGACGTGACTGTTGATCCATTCTCTGGAATTTCAGCAGGGACTGTCAAGATTGTTGTAGATACTTTCTTTGACGCAAAAGTTCGACGCAGCGGTTCACTCGGTGCTATGGTAATGGCTAACGCCACTATTGCAAACGCCGACTCATAAGAGTAGATTGATTGAATGAGAAAGGCCTCGCAACCATGCGGGGCCTTTTTTTTATCTTGCACCCATGTACTACACTTTAGAGATTACTGGCGCAGCTGCAGAGTCGAGCATCGTCAGCACCGCCGACCTCAAGACATTTTTGCGCGTAGACCACAGCGATGA